ACATAGTAGGTCAGGCTCCCGTAACGAGTGTAATATCTGTATTGAATTACATAAAGTTTGACGCAGATTATAGAGAAACGTATAGAGGGTTAAATGACAACAGTCGCTGATTTAGTAGCAAAATTAGGTTTTAAGGTTGACGATAGTGGCTTTAACAAGTTTAAGAACTCGTTACAGGCGTTTCAGAGTATTGTTCGTGATGGCATAAAAGACCTAAAAGAATATGCAAAACAAGCCGAAAAAATAAGCAAGGCATTCCAAAATGCTTATTTGCCATCAAGAAAAGATGCAGAATCCAGATTTCGTGCAGATACATACGCAATAAGAGCAAAGGCTTACGCACAACGTGTTCGTGCAAAGTGGTTGCCTGAACAGCTTGCAATACGTAGATTAAACGCAGAAACAAGGGAAAGACAGACAACACTTAAAGAGGCTGGGCTGACTGGTTGGGGTAGTCGCTCTACGGGGGCATCTGCAATAGTTGCTACATTGGGAATGCTCACGGGAGGAATAGAGGGTGTTGTAAGAGGTGGTTTTGCAACACTTGGGGCTGTTATAGCAGGTCCAATAGGTGCTGCTGTTGGTAACGCTGTTGGTGGTGCTATTATGGCGGTTGGTCGTTTTATTGTAAATCAAATACGTCAGGCTCTTTCTTATATAATGGCTTTTAGGGATTATCGTTCTTTTACTGGTAGAAGTAGTTCTGGGTTAAACAATCTTATGGGAATGACAAAGTGGGCAACAAATTTAACACCACAAGATATTTTAAAAGATGCCACAGCGATGGGCCAATCATATTGGGATATGTGGTTTGGTGGTGGAAACCCAGCTGTGTGGCAGTTGCTTGGTTTGACTCCGACAATGAATGGAGAAACAAACTTAAAGAATATATTAAGCAGAATTCACAGTGTTACTGGTGGTGGTAAAAACAAAGGTCTTGCATTAAATCTGTTAAAACAATTCGGATTAAGTGAAGACTACATGAACATATTTGAACATTGGCAAGAATATAAGGCTGGTGGTGGTATGGATTCTTTTATGAACTTCAGCGATGAACAAATTAAAAGAATGGAAGAAGCCAATAAATCTTTGAAAGAGTTTAGCCAAATACTTGACCAAGTTAGGGTTGATGTTGTAGATTCTTTATTAAAGTCTGGTTTAAAAGAATTCTTGCTTGATTTGGCAAACTATTTGAAAGGGCTTTTCCAAGCGTTTAGGTCTGGGAAAATTCACGACTTTTCAAGTTTTCAAAGAGAGTTCTTTAGTTTTGATAGGATGGTTATTTCTGGCTCTATTGGAAGACACATGAGCAGGTCTGAATATAACGAAACGGTTGGGAAAAAACTTGAAGAATTAAAAAAACAATATGGATATTATGATTTTGGTAATTCATTAAAAAACATTGTTGGAAAAGGCATTAGTGAAGATTATCTTAGAAATATGGCAACAGAGGCCGTTTTAAGAGAATATGCACCACAACAAAATGTAACTTATAATAATCAATTTAATATGCAAGGTCAACCACTTGACCAGTCTGTAAGTGCTGCACAAAACATTATGAGTGGTGAGGCAAGCCAAAACCAATTAAGTGCAGGATATACTATGATGTCAACGGTTCCAGCATAAGGAGATAAAATGGATTTTAGTTTTTATGACAACGAATACTTAAAAAAACTCCAAAATTATAATGGAATATCGGGGAAGTTAAGCGCTTCTTTAAATAACGTTTGGGAAAACGTAGTTGATTGGGTAAGATTTGAACCAAAAGATTCTAACATTACAGCTTTGCATTTACAAATAGCGGGCAACGAGAGTATGTCTTTACAGGCTGACATTACTGATAATTATGTTGAAAACAATATAGCCTATCAAGACCACATAGCCCTTAAACCAATGATTTATACTGTAGAGGGGGAGGTTGGAGAATTAACTTGGTATAAAAACGACCCACAAAACAGCATGATAGGTGCAGTTGCTCAAAAACTTGCACCAGTTGTTTCTTTTGCACCATCTGTATGCAAATCTGCATCGACAGTTCAAGACAAGGCAATGAAAATAATTGGTGTTGTCGATAGTTTGGACAACGCATTTAGTAGATTTTGGGGTTTTCTATCAAACGATGATGTTAACACAGAACAAAAGAAAGTATTTAAATATTTACAAGCATTATGGTCAAGTAGAACACCAATAAATATAAAAACACCATGGAAGAAGTTAGAAAACTATGTAATACAAAACGTTGAGTTTTCTCAGTCTGATAGAACTGTTGATAAGAGCAAGATTAAGATTTCTTTTAAAGAGTTTAAGACAACAGCAAGCAGGGTTGGCTCTTTTGATGCTAATAAATATATGGGGCGTGGTTCTGCACAAAACGCCGAATTACAGAACAAAGGTACGACAAGTGGTATTGGTTTGGATATAACCATGTGTAAAAAGGGTTATACACAATGGAATCCGTTTAATGACTGGATGCCACAATAGGAGGTATATATGCAACTTATTACGACATTAGATGGCAATGCTTATCAACAGGTTTCATATATTTTGGATGACGGCACAACGGTCACAATGACGTTTAGGTTTTTGCCCACACAAAATAGATGGATGTTAGATATTTCTGACGACAGTGGTTTTGAGGCAAAAGGTATATTTGTTTGTTGCTATCCGAATATACTTGACAAATGGCACAACATAATTAAATATGGTATAAATATAACGACAACAGATAGTGTTGACCCTTTTAGGCAAGATGACTTTGAAACGGGATATGCTTATGTTGCTATGTTAAACGAAGAAGAAAAAAACAAGGCTACGGAATATTTAAATGGCTTATAATCGTATATACAGATTGGTTATTACACCTGTTGACCTTGCTGGTAATGTTAAGGGTAAATCGATAGTTATAACCAGCCCAATTACAACAAGATTTAATATACAGAGAATGCCTTTTGCTGGTGCGTGTCAAGCAACGTTTGATGTGTATAACCTAAATAAGGATACTCGTGAAAAGCTGTTCTTAGATTATTATGACTTTGAAAACATAAGAGAAATAAGAATGGAAGCGGGCTATGAAAACGGAAAGTTTGACCTTGTTTATCGTGGTCGTATTATGATTTCCAAACCACAGAAATCAAGAACAGACGTTTTTATGCACATAGAAGCCATATCTGGTCTTTCTGCTCTTGATAGTATGTTGCACGTTACAGTAAAAGAGGGAGAAACCTTACAAGATGTTAGTGGACGTATTATCAACGATATTCCGGGTGTTCAGCTCGGTGAAGTTAGCTTGCCAGATTATACATTTCAAAGACCTGTTGCCCTTATCGGTAATGGCTTGGCCGTTCTGAAAAAATACACGAAAGATAATGTGTTTATTGACCTTGACCAAATTGTTGTTATAGACAAAGATGAGGTAATACAAGGTGATGTTCGTGTTATAAGTGATGAAACTGGTCTTTTAGGTGTCCCTGAGCGTCAAAGAACAAGTATTACAGTAAATTGTATGTTTGAACCAAGAATTAAGGTTGGTCAAGGGTTAGAGATTAAATCAAGAATAGCACCACAATTTGATGGCCAATATAAAGTATGGGGTGTTAGCCATAATGGTATAATTGGTGGGACACAGGGAGGAGAGTGTGTAACAACAATTCAACTATGGACTGGGTTAAATTTGTTTGGCAGGTATAAATCTTCTTGGGAAGAAGTTAAAAAGAACAATCAAAATGTTGATATAGGAGTAGTTCAATGACAACCAATAGTATTAACGAAAACAAAACATTTCCACAGTTTGCTGAAGCAATACTTCATAACATATCTGTATCTTTGAATTGCATTAAAATAGGAGAAATAGTTTCGTTTGATAAGAACGAGCAGACAGCAACAGTTAAGGTGTTGCATAGAATGGACGAAAACTATGACCTAGAGCTTGATAAGACTGTTGAATACCCTCCGTTGCAAAAAGTTCCCGTTGTTGTATTACAAGGTGGTGGTTCAGTTATAACTTTCCCAATTAAAGCTGGCGACCAGTGTTTATTGCTTTTCTGTGATTATATGATAGATAATTGGTGGATTAGTGGTGGGGTTGGTGCTTCTGATTTTCCAAGAAGACACGATATATCAGATGCAATAGCAATAGTAGGACTGCAAGCATTACCAAAAGCAATTCAAGATTATTCTGACTACCTTCATTTGCAATATAATGCAAACTCTGATATAGTTATAGGAGAGCAGATTGATGTCAACAATGCAAACATCAACCTTAATGGTGCTACAAAGGTTTCAAAAACATTAGAGGTTGAAAAAGACGTAACTGCGAAGGCTAGTGTTGATGTTACAGAAACGCTTACAGCCAAGAAACTGAACGCAACATCGGCGGCAACGGGTGGTTTTGCTTCGTTTGACGGAAAGGCTATAACTGTGGTAAATGGAATAGTGACGAGTATAGTATAATGAAAACAAGAACTGTAGATAATGGCTGGGATTGGAGATTTGGTAAGGGTTTAAATGATTATGCCCAAGAATCTTTAAATGTCGCTTATGCAGTTAAGATGAAAATATTATCTTGGTATAAAGATTGCTTCTTTTCAATGGAAGAAGGAATTGACTGGAAGAATATTCTTGGTAGCAAACTATCAAAAGAAGAAGCAGATATGTCAATTAAAGAAATTATACAAAACGAGCCAGAAATAACAGAACTTATATATTTTGATAGTTCCGTTACAGACCGTGTTTATAGTGCTACAATTAGATTTAAGACTGTTTATAACGAAACAATAGAGGTAAGAATATGAGTGATAATTTTGATGACAACGGATTGCAAGTTTCAACAAGACCTGAGTTGGTTGAAGAACTAACACAAGATTATCAGGGTATTTATGGAGAAGATATTAACATTGACCAATCAAGCCCAGATGGTCAAGTTATAAATATATTTGCACAAGGTGGTACAGATATTCGTGAGTTGCTAATGCAGATATATAACTCTTTTGACCCTGATAACTGCTCTGGCCGTGTTTTGGATTCACG